GACCGCAGGCTCCGGAAAATAGCAAGGGAGGATGAGCGATGAGGGTGTGCGACAAGGAAGACTGTGCCTTAGAGACAGATGTCCGATGCCCCATATGTCGGCAAGATGTGTGTCAGAAACACCGGGTTGACATCACGATCGGCATGAAGGACGGGACCGGGCGATGGTTTTTCCATGCCTGCATCCCGTGTGCCTACAGATTCCGGGACAAACTGGTGAACATCCTCATTGTGAAGGACCCGGGCAAGCAGGGAGAGAAGGGATGACCGAGACTACTCTGCGCCCGCGACTCAGCCCAGTCATTCCAAGTTTTGTCTGGCATCCCGAGGCCGACCGTCTGGTGCTCGACTTGATGAGCGGCGGCTATCAATGGCTTGTGGTCGATGTCCCCGGCGATCTGTCGGGCAAGTCTCGAGGGCGTGTGGGCGTGACGAAAGGCCCCAAGCCTCGGGGCATGATCTTCAAGAGCAAGAAGGAGCGCCAGGACGAGCGGACCATCGAGGCCTACTTGCAGATAGCCATCAACGAGCAGGGGTGGATCATGGTGCCATGCGACGGGCCCTACCACCCCGAGCAGACCGTCTACGTGAAACTCACCCGCTGGATCGCCCTGCCGAAATCCATGAGCCTGAAGAAGAAGCGGGCCTACCTGCATGGCAGAGTGAACAAGCGGCCCGACGCAGACAACTGCATCAAGCAGTTGATGGACGCCGGCAATAGCGTCTTGTGGCACGACGACTGCCAAGTCGAGACCCGAGGGGTGCGCCGGCTTGCCGGCGAGTTCGATTACAGTCGGTTTCAGGTCATCTCTCCCTGGAGCGAAACCTATGAGGCCTCCAGGAACGAGAAACTTCAGGCCACCACGAGGAGGTAAGAAATGGTCGATGGAACGCCCGGAAGCTGGTGGTTGATACACAAGGACACCGCTGAGGTCGTGCGTGGGGCATTGGCGGCTGCGATCGTCCATATCGACGGGGACTGTGCGAGGAAAGGATGCGAGTGCCACAAGGGTACGGTCCGGTGCTCGGCTCACTATGCCAATGCGCTCCACGAGTTAGATTCGGGATTGCATACGACAGATGAGGTTCCCGCAGACTGGAAGCAGAGATGAACACGACGTCGGTGCTCGCAGAAAGAAACACACTTCTAAAGCACTTGACGGTTGTTTTGGAAAGGCAGAAGGGCGCGGGCATAGTGTTGAGACGTGCAAAGGTGAACCGGCTCAAACAGCTACTCGAACGGCTAATACTTGAGGACTTTGTTGGGGCAGTTGAGAGAACGCGCCAGATTGGAAACCAGGCAGGAAGGAAGGTGAAGCATGAACGTGGAGGAGATTCAGGTGGCCCTGGATGAGTTGCAGGTCGTATTGGAGCAGGCATCCACGGACATCGGCGAGTTAATCCTTGTAACGCCGACCAGCGACCAGCGGAACAAGCTGGCCGATGCTAATATCAACGTCCTTGCGGCGCAGCAGGACCTCAAGGCACTCAGGAAGGTCTGCACTCCCGAGGAGTGGCCGAAGCGAAAGGGTGACTACGAAAGGATCAACTAAACATGCCTAATGTGAGGCTCCCCGTGGCTAAGAGATGTGTTCAGTGCGGTAGAGAACTGACTCCAGAAATGTTCTCTGATATGTGGCAGTTCAGGCGGAGTCGCTTCTGCGACCGGGCCTGCTACCTTTCTCACCACGCCGCAAAGACGGAACACGCTCGATGCCCTGCGTGTGGACACCGCTTTCTAACGAGTGCCAGCACAGCCAGAAAGGCCTTCTGTTCGCACGAATGCAGATCTCGCGCTAAGTACAGAACTGGAGGAACCTACGTTGCGGGAAATGGCTATGTCTATATCAAGGTGGCGCCGCACCATTCTGACCGTTCTAATGGTTACCGGCTTCTGCATCGTGTTGTTGCGGAACGGGCGCTTGGCCGCGCTCTCAAACCAAATGAGATCGTCCACCACAAGAATGGCAACAAGCGAGATAACCGCGCAGAAAATCTCGCCGTTGTTGCTTCAGATGCCGAGCACTTCAAGCACCACGTCCGCGGCTTCCACGGTTGGATCATCCCGGGGAAAGTCGTGGGGGCTGTTTGAAGTAACCGCATTTTGTCCAGGCGCTTGTTGTTGTGGGAGATGGGCTGATGGCAAGACAGCGGACGGCACCACTTTGCATCCGGGGTCCAGGATTGTTGCTGCTCCTCCGGGAATCCCATTTGGCACGGTTCTCTATGTCCCAGCTTATGGATTTGCCGTGGTCGCAGATAGAGGTGGCGCCATCAAGGGACGCAGGCTCGACGTGTTCTTCTGGACGCACCGGGAAGCCCTGGACTGGGGCCGGCGGCCGTGTTGGGTGAGGGAGGTCAAAGGTGACTAAGGTCGTGCACTACGCTGGGGTCTATCACGAGTATGACGCGGAACTTGACACCAGCCCGGCGGGACGGAGGACTGTGCACCACTATCGGGCGATTGCCTGTGGCGAGGGCGCCGGGCGGAACTGGACGGAGGACCCGGCCAGGGTGACATGTCAGCGGCTTGGATGTGTGCGGGCGGCCGAGCGCGCGGCTCAGGAGAACGCCAGGTGGGAAGCCGGGCCCGTCCGCCGTAGCCCTGCTAAGGAGGGAGGTGAACGGTGACTGATGCCAAGCCCGGGGCCCGTGCCCTTAGCACTGCCGAGAAGAAATACAGAGCTTCGGGGGGGGAGCGGTATTGGCGCTGCTCCGCGTGTCGGCGATTCTCTCTGCGCTTGGGCGGGCACACGCCGGCCCGCTGTGAGTTTTGTGGGGGAGAATGGTGCCTCCAACCCATGCGCGTTTTCTCGGAGAAGGAGGCGGAATGACCTCCGGCAGCAGACCGAAAAGGGGCGAGCCCGAAGAAAGGGAGCTAAGGCAATGAACTGGAAGGCCGCTGGAGAAGCGACGGCTCTTACGGTGGGGACGGGGCTCTTGATATTAGGGGTCGCGGTTGTGGTGGCGGTGGCCGAATCCGTCCACCCCTTCTGGGCGACGGGCGTGATCTTCGCCGTCGGCCTGACGGTGCTCTGGACCGCGCTCTATCAGATGAGGAAATGAGGAGGTGAGCGGTGACCCGTCACACTGAAGCCGGGCAAGGCGAACTGCTGACGCCGGAGCAAGTAGACGAGGCAGAACTGCGCAGCGAGGAAATGACCTGTGAGGCTCTGGGCGTGGCTGGTGAAATGTTCGAACCGCTCATCCGCACGCTTCGCGCAGCGTGGGCGGAACTCGAAGCCCACCGCAACTGCATCACCGAGGAGGAGATCGTGACCGTTGGTGAGGTGCATTTCCCCGTTGGCTGGGACGGGGACCATCCGTGGGTGGGGAGCTGGGGTTTTAGTGGGCCAAACAGCCTCGCGCCCGGTACGAGGGTTGCCCTCCTCCGCCACACAGAAGTCGGACAAGTCCGCCCCATCGACCCCAACCCCGCCACACGGAAGGCGGGCAAGCCCGCCGAGCAGGGGGACGCAGAGGAATGACGCACGATGAACTTGTGAGTCGGGCGACGCGCTGGCTGCTCAATAGCCGTCGTTGTGGGGTGGTCTTTGAGGAGAGCGGGTGTCGTGTCGTATCCGAAATCCCGGACGCTATCGGGTGGACTGCTCGTGGCGTGTGCATTCTGGTCGAGTGCAAGGCTTCTGTCTCCGACTTCTACTCCGACCGAGCAAAGCCGACCCGCCGAGTGCCGGAGTGCCTTGGCCTGGGAGACGAGCGGTGGTACATGACGGAACCCGGTCTGCTGTCGGGCAGGAAACTTCCAGAAGGATGGGGGTTGCTTGAGGTGCATCCGTCGATGGTGCGGAGAAAGCTCATGGCGCCACGCATCCCGCGCGATACGGGCAGGACCTACCGGGAGATGCAGCTTCTGATTGCCCACCTTCGATGGTGGCAGGACCACGACAGATGGCTGGGCCATACGGAAGATTATCGGCTGTTGCTGTGGGACGTGTTTCGGGGAGAGGTTGTAATGACTGATGGAACCAAATGCAGCAGGTGCGGAAAGCTCGTGGACATGGTCGTGACGATGACGCTTCCGGGTAAAACGCCGACGCCGCCCCTGTGCTCCAAGTGCTGGAAGGAAGGGTTGAAGAAGGCCCTGAAACCATTTGTCAGCGGAGTTCTTCGGGGGGAGCAGGGCGGGGCAGGGGAGATCCGGCGGTGATGCGAATGTCCTTCGCCTGGACGACGGAGGCGCTGGTGGCCGGCCTAAAGACGGCGACGCGCCGGTTCTGGACTGACGCTTATGCCCGAGGCTTTCACAAGGGAGACCTGGTGAAGGCCGACAACAGACAGCCGCGCTTCGGCGGCGAGCAGGTGGCCACGATCAGGCTGACGCACGAGCCCTACCAGCAGACGCTCAACCAGATGACGCACGAGGACTTTCTGAAAGAAGGCGCACTCTGGAAGGACCAAACGGGTAAGCCACTCTGGAGAGACCGGGTCGAATACCAGGCGGCCATGCTCGACCAGGGCAAGGGCGACGTGGTCTGGGTGCTGGAGTTCGAGTTGGTGGAGATCATCGACCCGCCGCTACTCAGGGCCAAAGGAGGTAAATGATGACGGAAGCAATGCCGCCGGTGATGCTGATTACATGTCAGACGTGTGGCTGGTCGGGTGCGTCGGACGAACAGCATACCATTGACGACTGCGAGTTCACTCTGCGGAAGCGCTACTTTCACCTGCTGGACTCCATGGGGGAGAACAAGCTGCTACGAGCGCTGAAGGCAGTGGTCGTGGCGACGGGGAGGGCCGAGTGATGGGCCTGCATCCGACCATCCTGAAGGACTGGGCTGAGGAGTTCGAGGAGCGCGCGCAGCGGACGGAGCGGCAGATAAAGGTGGCCGAGGCACGTGGGGAGACGAGGGTGCTTGCTGTGCTTCGCCCGGTGCCAGAGCGTGAGCGGAAGACGGCGCGGCTGCTACGTCAAGTGCTGGACGTCAAACTTGGAAAGGTCAAATAAGAATGGCGAAGAAACCCAGGCTGACGTTGGCGCAGTTGCGGGATGCACCCTACAACCCGCGCACGATCACCGCCGAGGCCCTGGAGGGGCTGAAGGCGTCGATGGGCCGCTTCGGAGATCTGAGCGGCTTCGTCTACAACGTCCGGACACGCTACTGGGCGGTGGCCGGTGCGCGTAGTGGACTGGGACGATGAGAGCGCGAAGCTTGCCAACGTCGCTGCCAACAACCCGGCCCTGGCCGGCGACTTCACGCCGGACGTCGCCGCCATTCTTGAGGACATCGAAGCGGCGACCCCGGATCTGTTTGAGAGCCTGCTGCTCGACGCCATTGACGTTCCCGAGCAGCCGTCGGACGGGGCTGTGGGCAAGCCCCCGGCGGCCGACGTCGACGAGCGCATGGAGCTCCAGCCCTTCGAGCATTACGACTATGTGCTGGTGCTCGCCGACAATACCGAGGACTGGGAGTGGCTGTGCGACAAGCTCAAGCTCAAACCGGTGAACGCAAGTGCACTCACGGGGAAGAAGCAGATCGGTCTGGGCCGCGCGATCCCCGCACGCCGGCTCATTGAACTGCTGGAGGGGAAGAGCAGTCAGTGAGGAATGCGACCAACCTTTACCTGGGGCTCCGTGAGCAGTTGCTGAACCAAGGCTATGTTGACGAAATAACCTGGGCCGAAGAGGTGGGCTGTTGCTCAGACGCCCTCACCTTTGCAGAGGAAGCAATCTGGGTGATCCTCTGTTCCGGCCTCAAAGAGCAGGTTGCGCGGACGATATGGGCACGGCTCGGCCCTGGGTTAAAAGGGGGTGAGGCAGCACTTCAGCACTTCCACCACGAAGGCAAGGCTAAGGCCATTGACTACATCTGGCGGCATCGGGAAGTGCTGTTCTCAGACTACCGGCTCTGCGAGACCGACGAGGGCAGACTGTGTTTCCTGCGCGAGTTGCCCTGGGTCGGCCGAATCACTTGCTACCATCTGGCCCGGAACCTGGGGATGGACGTGTGCAAACCCGACCGTCACCTGACAAGTCTGGCGGAGGAGTTCGGGATAACGGTTCAAGACCTGTGTGGCGAGGTCGCGCAGGACACCGGGCATCGGATAGGCGTCGTGGACGTGGTGTTTTGGAGGGCGGCCAACCTTGGCCTTATCTAAGAAGGAGGAGGAGCATGGGGAACCCGACACAGAAGGAACTGTTTCCGCTCGACCTGCTCACTAAGGCGACCAACCTGCTCGGATTGGCCCACGGCTTCGAGGTGCTGCTGAAGCAGATCGACCGCACCTGCGAGAGCGTGGCGGTCACTAAAGAGGACGAAATCACGGTCAGCATCGAGGGAGGCAAGTCGGCGGCCGAGCTTGTGGTCACCAAAGAGAACACAGACCAGGGGGCCGAGCTCCCGTTACTCGAGTCAGTCGAGGGCGAGCAGGGAGATCCGAGCGATGGCCCGAAGTAGCTACAGCATCATAGTCCCGAGCCGGCAGCGCGTCGGGAACATGGAGCGGATATTGGCGCTCCTGCCGACGGCCCGGGTCTGCGTGGAGGAGAGCGAGGTCGAGGCCTACGCTCAGGTCGTGCCCGGGAAGAAGCTCCTGGCTCACCCGCCCTTGGTCGGCATGGGCGCAATCATGCAGTGGATATTGGAGCACTGTAAGACGCAGGTCATGGTCAACGTCGATGACGACCTGCGCTGTGTGCGGTGTCAGGTAGGCCGGCGGGGGTTCCGCGCGATCACAGAACCAAGTGCAATCCTGCGCATCATCGAGAACTCAATCACCATCTGTGAGGACCTGGGGCTGAAACTGTTCTGCTGGGACCGGCAGTCTAACCCAATGTATTTCCGGGCCAACGACCCGGTGGCGCTGGCGGCGCCGGCGTCCTGCTCCTATGGCATTGTCGGCCGAGACCTGGCCTACGACACAAACATTGTCGGCCAGCAGGACGTCGACCTGACCCTGCGGGTCCTGCGCGACCATCGGATTGTCTACTGCGACCGCCGCTTCTACTTCGACCACGGGGATATCTGGGGTGGCGCCGGCGGCCTGCAAGGGGTACGGACGGCCGCGACCCACGAACGGGACCTGGAGATCATGACCCGGCGGTGGGGCCCCTATCTGGACATGGGTGGCCGGAAGAAACGTGGGACGACAGGGATGTCGCTGCGCGTAAGACGGCGGAGTCAGGTGGCGGCAACGCGCGGCTCATAGGCTGACCGCCTGTTCTGAGCCTGTCAGGAGGCTATGGCTGCCTGGGATGCCTGGAAACGGCTGGAACCCGGCAGTCAGCGGCTGGTCGAGGCGGCGAATACATTTACACCAGGGGAGGCCTCTGTGAGCCTTACAAGGCTGTTTCAAGAGAAGGGCTGTCAGGGAGGCCCTACATGTTGCCTCAAGGGTTGTGGCGGAGGGCGGCTCCCTTGGACCTGTCGGGGGCGCGCGACGGCTCCTGCGACCGCTCAGGGGCCTCCATGAGCTTGCTAAGGCGTATTCTGGGGCGTTTCAGGCGACTGTAGCCAAGGAGGGGACGGAATGAAGCAGTATCAAGTGTACGTGGTGTTCCGCGACGGGACCACGGAGGACGTGATCCCCCTGGACCACCGAGCACTCCGTAGTCACGCACTAAGCACTGCCGTGTTCTACCAGGTTGTCAGGCAGGTGAATCGGCGGCCGCGCAAGGGCCGGCTCGCCCGGCTGTCCGTGAGCGAATTCGCTTTTGACCCGTCAGAGGTACGCGCGGTTTATGGGACAGTGGACGACGTTTCTCAGTCGTGAGGAGGGGACTGATGAAGGTGCTGGCGGTCGGCGGAGCGGGCTATGTGGGTAGCCACTGTGTCAAGGCCTTGGTGGAACACGGCGCTGACGTGCTGGTGTATGACAACCTCAGCACTGGGCACAGGTCGGCAGTCGCAGGAGTGCCCCTGGTCGTGGGGGACATGAGCGACGAGCGGCTGATGGAGGGCACGATGCGGGACTTCCGGCCTGACGCGGTGATGCACTTCGCCGGGCTCACGTCGCCGGCCGCATCCCTGAAGCGCCCGCTGGCCTACTATCAGAACAACGTCGGGGGCACAGCCCGGCTGCTGGAAGCCATGCGCTTCTGCGGGGTACGCCGGCTGGTGTTCTCCAGCAGTTGTGCCGTCTATGGGAACCCGCCGACCGGGTACGTCGACGAGCTAACGCCCGTCAATCCCGTCAGTCCCTATGGCGTGACCAAGGCAATGGTGGAGCGGATACTGGGCGACTGCTGCCGGGCCTGGCAGCTTGGGTTCGTGTCGCTCCGGTACTTCAATGCTGCCGGTGCCGCGCTCGATGGAAGCCTGGGAGAGCAACACGCTCCGGAGGTGCATCTTATACCCGTCGCTCTTCAGGCGGTGCTGGACGGCGACGGGTACGTAATGGTCCACGGGCGTGATTACGATACCCCGGACGGGACCTGCGTTCGGGATTACGTCCACGTGGATGACCTTGCCCGGGCTCACTGGCTGGCGATGGAGTCGCTGGAGCGCGGGGACCGGCGGGCGTACAACCTGGGGACGGGCATAGGGTTAAGTGTCATGACTGTGTTAGGGGTGGTCACCCGGGTAACCGGCGGGAGTCTGAAGATGCGGATTGGTGAACGGCGCCCTGGCGACCCGGCAATGCTCTACGCCAACGCAACCGCCGCACGGGACGAACTGGGCTGGACGCCAGAGGTGATGGACCTGGAGGACATCGTTCGGAGCGCCTGGAACTGGCACAAGGCACAGTACGGACGCTAAACCATTAGTGGGTCCTTCCTGGAAGGCCCCAAAGACCAAACTTGTTGCATTCCCGGGTTTTTGTACACAAATCTTTTTCTGATGACTTCGCAGAGGACAGCGTTGCGACGTGGCGAAACGACAGCCAACGAGCGGGCAGCAGGAGGCGATGGCGGAGCTCGTGCGCAAGGCGCGGGCTGGGGTCCCTGCGGCTCAATGGCTGCACAGGCTCCTGGTTTCGAGCGGGTACGTGGCCGTCGCCGAACGGGACGAGGATGCGGTGCTGGTGACAACGAAGCAGCTTGCCCGGCGGCTTGGCGTGACCCAGCGGACGGTGCAACTGTGGGCGCGTGAGGACATGCCGCTGTTTCGCGCAAACGCCGGGAACAGGGCGGCGCTGTATGACGCAGTGGACGTAATGCGTTGGTTGGAGGAACGGAAGCAGAAGGGCAAGGGAGGAAGCGGCGACCCGCGCGAGGAGCTGTACCGGGAGCAGGCGCGGCGGGCACGGCGGCAGAACGACATAGAGGAAGGCACGCTGTACGACGTGACCAAGCTCCAGTCTGAGTTGGCTGAAATCGGACGGGTGTTCCGTGAGGGGGCTGACGCGATCGAGCGGATGCACGGGGCCGAAGTTGGGGACGCGATACGAAGCATGATTGACCAGGCCGAACGGGAGTGGAAGCAGATGTTGGGGGTGGGATGACGACCAGCACGGAGGTTGCGGCACGGCGAACGGCGCCGGTCCGCCAGTTCTTCGCGAACGCTCGCCCGGTGAAGAAACGGCCGTTCCAGGTGTTTGCAGAGAAAGAGCTAATCTTACCGACGGGGCCGCGCGCGGGCCTGCCGTTCCGAGTGAAGTTTATGCCCTGGACGGGGCTGGTGCTGGAGGCGTTCTCGGCCGGACGCTACCGCCGGTTCTTCGGGTCGGGGCCGGTGCAGTGCAGTAAGACGCTGCTATTCTTTGTGATCCCACTGCTCTACCACCTGTTTGAGGTTGAGGAAACGGTGATATTGGCAGTCCCCCGCATCGAGACGGGTCAGGGGATTTACGAGGAGCGGCTGTTGCCGGCCATAATGAAGAGCCGGTACCGGCGGCTGCTGCCGACGCGCGGGGTCGGGTCCAAAGGCGGCCGGGCACTGGCAATCCGGTATCAGAACGGGGCCACACTCCGGTTTATGGGAGCGGGCGGTGGCGACGACCAGCGCTCCACCTTTACGTCGCGCGTCGTGGTGATCACGGAGATTGACAAGATGGATAAGCCCGGCGCCGTAAGTCGGGAGGCTGACCCCGTCAGGCAATTCGAAGCGCGGACCCGGGCCTTTGGCAGTCGGGCGGTTGTCTATGGCGAATGCACCATGTCGAACGAGGACGGGCGCATTTACCAAGAGGTCTGTCAGTACGGGACAGAGACCCGGATTTACATTCCCTGCGAACACTGTGGAGCATTTGTGGCGCCTGAGCGGGAGAACTTTGGCGGCTGGCAGGGCGCGGCGGACATAATGGAGGCCCAGGCTGAGGCTCATTTCATCTGCCCTGAGTGTGGTGGGGCGTGGAGCGAGAGCGACCGGCGGCAGAGCCTTGGACGGCCGGCGCTCGCGGCACGGGGTCAGAAGGTCACGAAGGCGGGGGCGACTGTGGGGAAGCCGCCCAGAACCTTCACCTTCGGGATCCGCTGGAACGCTATGCACTCGGCGCTGACGGAGATGAGTGATATTGCCGAGGTCGAGTTTCGCGCGGACCAGTCGGACCAAGCCGAGGCGATGAAGGAGGTTATGCAGTTCATCTGGGCTCAACCCTACCGTGACCAAATGCTGAACCTGTCGAGCTTCGGTCGGGACATCGTTTTGCAGAAGGTCACCAACAATCCACGGGGCGTGGTACCGGCGGAGTGCACAAAGCTGACGGTCTTTATCGACCTGGGCCTATATTGGTGTTGGTGGTCGGCATGGGGTTGGACGGAGAAGGCCGAGGGGCACCTTATCGACTATGGGGCGCTGGAGGTGCCCCAGGAACGAGAAGCGAACACACTGGCGATCCTCACAGTGCTGCGGGCCTTCCGGACGAGTACGCTGGTCCCCGGCTGGCAGCAGGGGGGGAACCCCAGGGTGCACGACCTGTGCCTTGTCGACATGTCCTACGGGAAGGACGTGGCTTATACCTTTGTGCGCGAGTCCGGCCAGGGCCGTTACTTCGCATCCCAGGGGCTCGGCACTACTCGTAAACAAGGAAATTGGCGGCCGCCGAGAGCGCCGAAGAAGGGAGACAAGCGGGTGCTCGGCCACGAATGGTTTATAACTCTGCAAGCCAATGGGATCCGGCTGGTCAATATGCACAGTGACTATTGGAAACGTCAGGTGCATGAAGGTTTTGTTGCCGCTGCTGGAACGCCCGGCAGCTTGCAGCTTTACCAGGCGCAGCCGCGCGACCATCAGTCCTACGCGCGGCAGATCGCGGCGGAGCGCCAGTTGGAGGAGTTCAAGCCTGGGAAGGGCACGATTGCCTTCTGGGACCAAGTCTCAGCGAAGAACCATTATCTTGACTGCGCTTACGGCTGTCGGTGTGCTGCCGACATGCTGGGCATACGGCTTATGAAAGATGGAAAGCCCAAGACAAAGCGCCGGCGGCGGGGTGGACCCGCGCAGGGTCAGCGGCGCATCAGAACGAACTATTAGAGAGGGGAAGCATATGTCAAAGCGGAGGAGCAGAAAGCAAAAGCGAGACAGGGAGGAGGCGGCAGTCTCCCCAGACGAAGGGGTGGAGGCGCCGGCGGCTGTCGGAGAGACGCCCCCGGTGGAGGAGACGCCGCCGGTCAAGGAGACGCCGGCGGCCGAGGAGACGCCGGCGGTTGAGGACGTAGAGCCGGCCGAGGATGGTGCGCAGGAGGCCCGGGTGTTCGCGTTCCCGACACGGTCCCGGTGTCCACGGTGCGGCGGCAGTGAGACCAGGGCCTACAGCACCAAGGCCGACGTCCAGTACCGGGAGTGCTTGACGCCCATTTGCCGTGTCCGGTACGCGGTCAAAGGGCAGCCTATTTAGCGGAAACTTACCAAGATTGGTAAGAAAAACCCAGGATGTAGTGTTTTTTGCTGGCGCGCCGGCGGGTTACAGGCAACCCTTATAGTGTTGCTTCCTTTCGCGTGGGGCGCGGCTGGTTGGAGCCAACCCTTCAATCAGTCGCGCCCGCTTGTTTAGGGGAGGCCCATGGCGCTTGACAGTTCCTCAACGCTGGCGGATGCGCTCGGCCAGTGGAACGACAACTTAGTCTGGGAGGGCGACGCTGCCAAAGCACGGCTGGCGTTGGAAGCGGTGCGTTGGCTGCTCGTGAACCGACAGCAAAGCATCAGTGACCAGGCGATCCGTCTGGACTATGTGGACCTACAGGCTCAGGAAAAGCGCCTGGCGCAGTACGTCGGGTCGGTCGGGAACAGTGCTCGCTCGTCGTTCACCAGGGGAAGGATGAAGTTATGGTGAGGCGGCGGGACCCCAACACTGGTCGTTTCGTGAGCGCGCCGGCGATAGCAAAGCCGAAGCGTGGGGCCCGCCGGCAGACCTACGACGTTCTACAGCACCGGGGGACCTATACTGCCTTGGGCTATCGCGCCGTGACCGTCGCGTCGAAAGAGGGGCGGGGCACGGTTGGCGGGTCCGGCGCAGTTCACACACAGTATCACCGACCCGCGCTGCTCAACCAAAGCCGGGACTTCGTCCGTAATAACGGCATCTACCGGGGCATCATCGAACGCGCGGCTGGCTACATCATCGGCGGCGGTTTCGGGCTCCAGGCGCGGACGACAAGTAAGCGTTGGAACCGTGAGGCGGAAAGGCTCTGGCGAGAGTATTGGCGCAAGCCAGGGGTGAAGCAACTCCTCTCGGGACAGCAGACAGAGCGAATGGTATGCACCGAGCTCTTGAAGTGCGGTGACACCGGTGTTGTGAAACTCGGAAAGCCGCGAGCCGGCCTTATTCAACTAATCGAAGCCGAGCAGATCACGTCCAAGACCTACAGGGACGGGATAAAGAAGGACGAGTGGGGGATGCCTGTTAAGTTCTTCGTGACGGCCTACGGGGCCCGGGGCCAGCTCGCCAATGAGAGGGCCAGGCAGATCGAGCCCGAGTTCTTCTTGTTTATGACTACACCGGAACGGCCAACTGGGGTGCGCAGCGTGCCCCCCTGTCAAGCCAGCTTCCCCATGCTTCACCGAATCAATGACGTCTGCGATTCCGAGGCAATCGCCTGGCAGCTTCTGGCTCGGCTGGCCCTGAGTATCACCAGGGAAGCAGGCCCGCAGATTGGTCAGGAAGAGAGCACGGAGGACCCAGGGGCCAGCGGTGACGAGCTGGCGGTGCGCATCACAGAGCTCGCCTATGCGCTGGTTTTCCACGGCGAGAGCGGAGACGAGATCAAAGGTATTGAGCGGAACATCCCCGGCCGCAACTTCCAGGAGTCGGTGGTGATGTTCCTCCGGTTGCTCGGGTTGCCGCTGGGTATGCCCCTGGAGATCGTCCTGCTGGACTGGACCAAGTCCAATTACAGCCAATCCCGGGCCGTGCTTGAGCAGGCCTACCAGACTTTCCAGGATTGGCAGAACATCATCGCCGGCGGGTTCAACCGGCCGGTCTATGAGTGGAAGGTGGGGCAGTGGGTGAGGTCGGGGCTCCTGGCTGAGCGGGCTGACGCGCTACAGCATGACTGGATAAAGCCGACGTTCCCTTGGATTGACCAGTTGAAGGAGGCTCAGGCCCAAGGTGCCAAGCTCGACCGAGGCTTCACGACCCATGCGATAGTCTGCAAGTCACTCAATCTTGAGCGCGAGAACGTGGTGGAGGCACGGCAGGCCGAAGTGCTCGACGCGATCAAAAGGGCGCAGAAGCTGGAAAAGCAAACGGGCGTCGAGGTACCGTGGGAGATCTTTGCCGGTCTGCGTCCGCCCGGGGTGAAGGGCGGCCGGCGGGCGGGCGACACACCAGCGGGGGGGGATACACCAACCGGGCCTCGTGAGCCCAGCGAAGATGAGCAGGCTGAGCGGGCCGAAGGCGAGGAGGAAGAATGAACGACGGGGTGATTGCCGAGCTACAGAAGCGCCGGTGGGCTATGGAGCCCCTGGCGTTGGATGCGTTCGTGCGTCAGATGGTGCACCTGTCGGCGTTGTCGGTCGACATGGCGGCGCTCCAGGCCCAGCGCGAGGAACCAGCGAGTCGGATGAAGGTGGAGGACGGCATCGCAATCGTGCCGGTGACCGGCGTGTTGGTGAAGGGGGCGCCTTGGTTCCTGCGACTGTTCGGCATCGGCCTTACCACGTTTGATGAGATCAGACGCGACGTTACCCAGGCACTGAGGCAGAAGGCGGTGAAGTCGATCTTGCTGCATGTTGACTCGCCGGGGGGTGACGCGGAGGGGGCGCAGGAGACAGCGGATCTCATCTTTGCTGCTCGGTCCGAGAAGCCGGTGGCGGCCTACATCGACGACATGGGTGTATCGGGGGCCTACTGGCTGGCGTCGCAGGGGGTTCCCGTGACGGCGAACGAGACGGCACAAGTGGGCTCGGTGGGGGTCTACATGGTGGTCGTTGATTCCAGCGCTCGCGCCGAGAAAGAAGGGATAGAGGTAAAGCTGAGTCGGAGCGGTGAGCACAAAGGGGGGGGGTACGCGGGCGTGCCCATCACCGACGAACAGGTAGCGGCTCTACAGGAGGTCGTGGACGACTTTGCTGGCGTCTTCGTATCGGCTGTTGCCCGGGGTCGGGGCGTAAGCCGGACGCTCGTTGCGGAGCTGGCGAGCGGGCGCGTGTGGTTGGCTGGCCGAGCCCGCGAACTGGGGCTCATTGATACCGTCGGTGGGTTCGACGACGCGCTGGCTGCGGCCCGGCAAGCGCAGGGTAAAGGAGGGATGGCTATGTCGGAGGAAGATGTCCAGGCTGGCGAACTGGAGGCGGCGCGTGTCCAGGCAGCGGCGGAGGGCCAGGAAGCCGAGCGGCAGCGGGTCGTAGACCTGTTTGCAGCTTTTCCTGCTGACCCGGGCTTCGCGGCCACGCAGGCGCAGGCGGGCGCGTCGGTCGAGCAGGCGAAGGCGGCCTACGCCGACGTGCTGGCTGAGCGGGTGCAGACCGGCCAGCAAGAGGTGGAGCGGCTGCAAACCGAGCTGGACGAAGCGAAGGCCGCCCCGCCGGTCGACGGTGCGGTCCCCGTTCCTCACGGTGGCGAAGCTGATGAGGAGGGGGACGCGGACTTCATGGCCGTGGCGCGGGAGCGGGCCAAGGGTGACGGCATTGGCATAACCCAGGCGATGAAGCTGGTGGCTGCCGAGCAGCCCGAGCTTCATAGCGGCTGGGTCGCGTCGCAGAAGCCGATCCAACTCCGCAACATCGCCTGAGCGGCCGGGCGCCGGGGTCGGTCCCCGGCCGGACTGCGTGTTGAAGGTAAAGGGGAGAAGGAATGTCTCAGAGGACGGAAGGGCCGGTCAAGGCCTTCACCGCCGGCGAGGCGCTGGAGGCGTTCCGCCGGGTGAAGCTGTCGGCCGCCAGTGGTACTGTGGTCGAGTACGCCGATGCCGGTGAGGACTATATCGGGGTGACCGAGAAGGCGGCGGCGAACGAGGCGCCGGTGGCCGTGCGGTTGCGAACGGCCGAAGGGACAGTGAAGGTGACGGCTGTCGAAGCGTCGGCGGTCGGGGCAGTCCTCTACGGTGGCGCCGACGGGAAGGTGCAGGACAGCTCAAGTGGGTCGGCAATCGGTATCGCGCTCGAGGCGGCCAGCGGCGACGGCTCCATCATCGAAATGGAAGCCTGGAGTCTCAAGAGTACCACCGCTGCCACTGTGAGCATCACCGACTCTGGCGCCTTCACCGCGCAGACGGAGGTGGAAGCGGCGCTGCAAGAGGTCTACCAGCACCTCCTCAGCGCTCAGCGGTCGATCATGATTCCGTTGGGCTCGCTGATGCTGGAGGACGGCACGGCCATCGACACCTTCTCAGACGGCGCGTCGGCGACTCCCGGGTTCAGCCAGGAGAGCAACAAAGAGGTCGTGCTGAGGTGGAACAACCATGCGACCCCTGGCGACGTCGCGTTCACCGTGCCGCTGCCGGAGGACCTGGACGAGAGCGCGGACGTTATCATTCACGCGCTGGCACTGATGTCTGGGGCGACGGACACTCCGGAGCTGACGATGGAGGCCTATTTCAACAAGGCCGACACCGACTGCGCCGGCACTGACGATGAGATCGACGGCGGCACGATCCTCACCGAGTACCTGAACACCATCGCCAACGCCGATGTACCGGCCTCACCGTCGGCGTTGACCGTCGTGTTGCACCCGAAGGACGGTGAACTCGGGACGGACGACTGCCTGCTGTATGCCGTCTGGCTCGAATACACAGCGGCTCTGCTGACGTCGTAGGGTCGAGGCCGGCCCGGGATAGGGTAGCTCCCGAAAAGCGTGGTTCCGAGGCGCCTGCCCGGGTTTGTCTCTCGGAAGGCTGCTCCTCGTCGGAAAGGAGGCAGAGTTGAGGAGAAAGGGTAATGCCACCTCTCCAGTACGGCACTTACGCTGTTCCGCGAGCCGACCTGGGTGAAGCCTACCACGAGTACGACATGTCGGCGGCCGGCTTCATAGCCCAGGACGTGTTCCCTGACCGCCCGGTGACTAAGAAGGCGGCCACGGTGTCGGTGATCACCCGCGAGAGCATCCTGAAGCGGGCCAATTCGCTTCACGCCAACGGCGCGGTGTTCAATCGCATCGGCATAGGCGGTGAGGACCTGGCCTATAGTTGCCGGGACAGGGGGCTTGAGGCGCAGCTCACCGACACCGACCGCGCCAATTACGTCAGCGACTTCGACGCCGAGTTGGAGACCGTTGACATCCTCCGGCACAAAATCCTTATGGAGAAGGAGATCCGCGTAGCTACGCTCACGTTCAACACCAACACCTGGACGGGAGCGGCGCTCTTCACCGACAACTCCGGCAGCCCCTGGAGTACTGCGGCGACGGAGGTTATCGCCCAGGTGCAGGCGGTCAAGGAGAAGGTGCGGGAGGCTACGGGCATGGTGCCGGAAACGCTGGTCATCGGCGAGAAGGCGCTGAACAACATGCTCAAGAACACGGGCATTATAGCGCGGTTCCCCGGGATCACCGTTCTGACCGAAGCGGTGTTGCGGTCGCAGTTGGCGGGAATCCTCGGGCTGCGGGAGCTGTTTGTGGGTCGCAAGACCTATGACTCGGCCGACGAGGGGCAGTCGTTCACGGCGGCCGATGTCTGGTCCGGCAGCTATGCCATGGTGCTGCGTCGGAACACCGGCGGCCTCCGAAGCGGAGGCCTGGGGCGCACCTTCCGGTGGCAGTTGATGGATACCGGCGGCGTGCCCATTGTCCAGTACCGGGAAGTCCAGACGGAGAGCGACATCTTCCGGGGGCGCGAGTTCGTGGAAGAGAAGGTGTTTGACGCCGCCTTCGCTCACCTCATGCAGATCGAGGCATAGGCAAGATATCACCGCGACAGCGCACCAGGGCTTCCGGTCGGGTGGCTTCGCCCGGCCCGGCCGGGAGCATCTGGTGGAGTTGTCCGCTGCCTGGAGGTGCTTGCCGTGACCGTCTTTGACGAGATGGTACAGGGGACAGCCTGGGCCGCCATGGTCCTCACTCGAGGGCGGACGGTCACCTACACGCCCCATGGCGGACAGGGCACGTCGATCACTGCGGTCTGGACGGAGAGCGAGGTCCTGGCTGGCTACATGCCCGACAGCGAGCAGGAGGTCAGGCTGGGGCTGTTGCGGGCCAGTGCACTCGACGTGAGCGACCCGGACACGCGCGACACGGTAACCATGGACGGCGTGACCTGGGCTGTCGTCTTCATCGGTCGGACATCCCCCATCGTAGACCTCCAGCTTGAGACGCGCCGGGTACGCAGGGTCATAGGCGGGGACAGGCGCATCGACCGATAGTGAGGGAACCGATGACCAGCGTGATTCTGGATAGCGCCGAGCTCTCTCCGGGCAGGCTCACGGTCTGGTTCGGGCTGTCTGCTACAGGGCGGCCCGGCCCTGGTGAGCCCACTTCCCCTATTCCCGTTCGTGTGGGAGAAGACTGGGAGCAACGCTTCTGGGACGCTTTCAACCGACAGAAGGAGGACCTTGTCAATCCTCCTCCCGAACCGCTGATGCTGGAGTTGACAGACGTGAGCGATGAGCAGCTTTTGGGCGAAGTCCGCCGACGCGAGCTCGTCATCGAGCCCATTGTGAGGCGAAGCTGATGGGAGACGTAAAACTTATTGGCTCGGGTTTCTGGTTCGCAGATGCAGAAACCATCTTCGACACAGGCGTAGCTCCTGGTGCGGATGATGTGTTTTTCTGCAATGGCGATGACAACGTAGTCACGCTCGATGGTGACGTGACAGTTCAGCACGTCACCAGGGACAGCGGCTACGGGACCATCGACTTTACTGGCTACACAATGACCACGACGTCGGGCTCGGGCTCCTACGCTTTTTACCGGGTAAAAATTGAGGACAGTGTTGGTGGCGGGAAACTTCTGGTCACCTGCGCAGCCGATGGCACCTGGAGTATCTATATTTATAGTATGTTTCTCGATCTCAGCGCAGCAAGTGCATTTGAGATCGCACCCGCCATTGATGATGACAGTCATCGCATTGATGCGATTTATCTCAACAGAGACACCCCATCCGGAACCGTCTATGCCAAGGGTCTAAAGATTCACGGCATCAAAAGCATTGGGTGGATAAATGCTTCAGGCAGCGTTTATCTTTCTGAGATTGATTTGTACGCTTCGGCACGTTGGTATATAATAGGCGCTTTGATTCAAGTCGATGGCGAGGTCTATCTGCGTGGCTTATTTGGCAGCTACTCCCTTTGTCTCTCCGCAGCTACGTATATGTGGGGACATGGGCTGATTCTTGGCAAAGATAGCACTGGCGCAATTGACGCCAACAATGCTGGGATCAGAGTTGCCGATGCTCATCTGGAGTTAGCAAACTCAATCCTCGACCAAGCCCCTATATTGATTGACAATAGCCGTTCAGGACATACGTGTTTTGAGCTTCGTGGCCCTGGCTATATCTCCCCCAGCCATCTCTGCAACGACGAGAGCACACCTTGGCAGGATTACCTAAACTGGGCTGGTGTGGGTACCTGTCAGAAAGTCTCATCGACTGATCCGACGCGTAGGATAATCACCAACAGCGATGTGAGCACAACAAAGCCGTTCAAGCTCCAACTCCCACCCATCTCCGCTCAGGGTGGCGACAGCATCACGCTGAGGGCCACAGTCCAGGCTACAGTGCCTCTCGAATGCTCGTGCGCACTCGACCCTGATAATCTCAATGGCGCCCAGGCTATCGAGACCAAGGATGCTGAGCTCACCGAGACGGTGTTTGAGGTTACGGGTACACTCGACAGTGGCGACTATTCTACCCTGATCCCCGCTGAGTTCCGAGTCAGGGAGTACCAGGTCGGCGCCTACGTCGACCTCTCGCGCGTCACGCTCACCGTCGGGACGCAGGAGTTCGGGCTGGACCTGGCTAGTTGGAGTTGGTACCGGGCCGGGCACGCGAGCGACCCAGGGACGCCGACCGGCCTAGCGAGTCTCCCCCTTCACTACCTCCGCCACACGGTCGCCGGCAGCGCCAGCTTTCAGGCCGGGGTCGGGGTCGGGAACGAAACGCAGGCGCTGGAGCACGTGTACGCTGTCTCGGCCGGGCCGCGCGACCTTCCCTGGGCTCTGGTGGACTGGGGCCCGGACTTCGCGCGCGAGAAGGTGGCCGGTGGCTCCAGGAACTTCTTCGACCAGGCCGGGGTGTTGGCGCTCGTCTTTCGTGCGGCCGTCGAGAGTAGCGACACCGATTCGGAGGCCGCCTACAGGTTCATGAACACGGTCGGCGCGGTGGTTGCGGATATGGAGCAGCTCGCCGGGTTGCCCGGCTATCTGAACATCACCGGTATTGTGCTCGCCGGCGGGCCGCGCCGACCGAGCGAGGACGAAGTGGCAGGCGCCGTCGACGACGACGACGACCTGCTCATCGGGGACTTCTATGAGGTCGTCTACGGGGTCACCTTCGAGGGACAATGATACCCATAAAACAGAAACTGACCCGGAAGGGGTTGGGCTTCAGCGCCGGAGAGTGGCGGCCGCTGCTCAAGAGCGGTTGGGGGAAGGTGGGACGGTTTTGGCACCGGGTCATTCTGCGCAAGCACTTCACCGTGGCCGGTGCCAGCGAGTACGGGTACCAGCGACGGAGCAAGGGCCACGAGACCCGGAAGCTCCGGAAGTACGGGCATCGGCGGCCTCTGGTGTTTACCGGTGACCTGGAGCGCCAAGTATCAAGGGTAGTGGACGTGCGTGCCAGCAGCAAGGGAGCGCGGGTGGTGCTGCACGGGCCGCGCTACCTGTGGCAGTATCGCAAGGATTACGGCCAGCCCAACAAGGCCGCCGAGCTGCAGACGGTGAGCAAGCGTGATGCGAAGCTCCTGGCTGAGGTTCTCGATGAGCACATCAGGCAGGAGGCAAACCGGGGAACCGGCACAGTGGACATAACGGGCGGGCACCGGGCCGCGTAGGAGGAAGGGCTATGGCTTTGAAGAAGATGTATACCAACTTTGCGTTGAAGCTTGATTCAGACTACATCGACGGTGTTGTCGACCAGTCTCTCAACATTGGACTCCAGACCAGGTTGGAAGGTGGCGACGGGCTGCCTTACAACACTTTCGGCTATCTAGCGTCGGGGGCGCCGGCGGCCCGGGCTACGGTGGTGGACCTGAAGGCCCTGCTCGACGCGGCCGGGCTGGAGGGCGCCAATCCGGTCGTCATCATGTATTTCCAGAGCTACAAGCAGGGCGGAACGCGCGAGGCCTACGACTCAAGCCTCCATTACTCCGTCACCATCTCAAAGAGCCTGGTCTTGCCGCGCACGTTGGAGATGGTGCATCGGGGGACGGCGTTGTTGACCGCCGACATATTGGCCCGGAAGGATGGAGCGACTGAGCCGTTGGCCTTCGACGAGACGGCCGACCTGCCGGCCGGGCAGTATCCGGTTATCGACGCTGCCTGGACGCTGGGACCGATGGTGTTTGACGCGACCCCCGTGGATGGGCTCGAGCGCGTTGGCATCGACTGTGGGCAGGTGCTATTGGTGGCGGCCCGGGACAGCGACATTTACCCGACGTATCTGGCGAT